GGCCGACGGCATGCCAGCGTCGGCAGATGAGCGCTACCTGCGCCGGCTTCTGGCGGCGCGCGCGGGGATTCCTGGCGCGTACTACGACGACGGCGAGGCGCACGGGGCGCAGCACGGCATCAGCATCGACTTCATGCGCGAGCCCGTGGCCGACATCGACGCGAAGCTGCGGGCGCTCAACGCGGCGAGGGCGAAGGTGACGCAGCCGGAGCGGCTGGAGTGGGAGTTCTTTGGCTGCATGAAGATTCGGCCGGACATGGGCGCGGACATCTTTTTCGCTCGGTCTCTCACGCTTGAGCCTGGAGTGGAGTTCGCCCTCTGTATGGCCAAGCCGAAGGGAGCTGACGCATGAGAACCAACTACGAGATTCGCGAGCGCATCAGCCGCCTGAGGGGTATCGCATGCGATCACACAATCAGCCACGCGGTCGTGATGAGCTCTCGCTTCTTTGACCCTGAGCAAGAGATCAAGCAGATCATGGCCGACAAGGTGGCGCACAGCATCGCTGGCGACGTCATGCGCGGCGGCACATGGTCCCAACGGTGGGAGCCGCAGGGCGAGGTGTTCAGCGTGCGCGGGTATTGGCTCGCCTACGAAGACCTGTACAGGCTGATGGATGAGGCGTACAGCATGGGGCGCGCTGCGCCGGTAGGCCAGGCGGTCGCGCCGGATGGGCGGGCTCCTCGCCGCGAGTGGCAGTCGCTGACGGAGGAGGAAATACAGAGCGTGATCCAACTGGAAAGAGAGAAGCGTTTTCAGCGGAGGCCACCGCTGCCGCTGTCGATGACGGAACTCTCTCATGCTATCGAGGCCAAGCTGAAGGAGAAGAACCATGAGTGATTCCATCATCGCGTACCGCAACCCCCTCGAGAAATGGTTCTGGGAGGGTGGCGCCATCTACATCGGCGCCGCCATCCTGGTCTTGATCCTGATCGCGTGGGCATGGTCCCACTGGGATGCGCGCAAGGCGAAGCGCCTGCGCAAGGAGCGATACCTGGCGATGAACGAGGCCCAGAGGGCGAGGTGGCGCTACTCCACGTTGCGCAACAGCTACGAGGCCGAAGAGTGGGAGAAGGGCCGGTGACCAAGGCATCCGTACTGGCTGTGCTCACGGAGCACGGCAGCATGACGTGCCACGAGGTCTGCGATGAGCTGGGCCTGAGCCGCGAGACGGTGCGCGCGCACCTTCGGGGCCTGCGCCGCGATGGCGCCATCCGCATTGCAGCGTGGCGGCGCGAGGCCGAACGCGGCCGCGTCTACCCGCGGCAAGTGTGGCTGGTTGGAGACGGCGAAGACGCGCCCAGGCCGCGCCCCACGCCCGGCAAGGTCGTGTCTCGCCGATACCGGGAGCGCCAGAAGCGCAGGCCCGCGAGCGTGTTCCACCTGGCCGGCACGAGCGGCATGCGGCAGCAGCAGATCCTGGCAATCAACCAGACGTTCCGGGTCTCCGAGTAATTCTCTCGGGATTATTTTTTTGTTGTGCCGCCAACAATTTGTTGGATAATGAGCCCGTCTGTTGAGAACAGACCGAGTCAACTTACGAAACGCCAGGAGTCACTATGAGCAGCACCAACACCGCGGAAGTCGCGGTATCCGCGCCGGAGCCCACCGAAGCCCAGCGCAGCCTTGCCCTGATCAGCACCACGCTGACGGAATTCGAGAAGGTTCAGGCCGGCCTGACCGAGCTTCGCTCCAAGTACAAGGACGTCGTCTTCGACGTGCGCACCACCAAGGGCATGGACGAAGCGAAGGCTGCCCGCTTCGAGATCCGCGAGCCGCGCTACGCAGTGCAGCGCGCACTCGATGCCGCCAAGAAGCCGCTCAACGAGATCAAGCGCAACATCAGCGAGCGCGCCGAGTACATCACCGGGCAGATCCTGGAGATCGAGGGCCCGATCGATCAGCAGATCAAGGTCGAAGAGCAGCGCCGGGAAGAGGAGCGCCAGGCCCGCGTCAAGGCTGAGCAGGATCGCGTGGCCGCCCTGCGCGCCCGTGTCGAAGAAATCGCCGCGGCGCCCATTGCCGCCGCCGGCAAGGCGTCGCCTGATGTCGCGCTGGCGATCGTCGAACTCGACGCGCTCGTGGTCGACGAGTCGTTCCAGGAGTTTCAGCCGCACGCCCAGGATGCGAAGACCACGTCGCTCGAGCAGCTGCGCATGCTGCACGACGCGGCCCTGGAGCGCGAGCAAGAGGCCGAGCGCCTGGCTGCCGAACGCGCCGAGATCGAGCGCATCCGCGCCGAGCAGGCCGCGCAGGCCGCTGAGCTCGAGCGCCAGCGCCAGGAGCAGCAGCAGGCCGCCGCGCGCGCCGCCGCTGAGGCAGCACTGGCCGCGCAGAAGGCAATCGACGAAGCCAACGCCAACGCCCGCCGCCTGGCGGCTGAGCGCGAGGCCTTCATGAAGGCGCAGCAGGATGCGTTCGAGGCCGAGAAAGCTGAGGCGCAGACCCTGCTGGATCAGCAGCGTCGTGAGCTGGCCGAGCAGCAGGCTCGCATCGCGGCCGAGGTCGAGGCCAGGCGCCGCGCCGAGGAGGCCGAGCGCCTGGCTGCTGAGCGCGCCGAGGAGGCCAAGCGCGCGGCACGCGAAGCCGCTGAGAGCAGGGTCAAGCAGGAGCTGGAGCTGAAGCACGCCAAGGAGATCGTCATGTTCGTTGCGCACGGCCTTGCTGTCACGGATGACGAAGCCGAGCAGGCCATCGTGCGCGCGGCCGCGACCATCACTGCGTACAGCAGGAGCAAGACCCAGGAGGCGGCATGAGCAACGCACTGGCCCTGATCACGGGCGACATCTACGGCGCCAAGGACGCCTTCGAGTCGGTCCTGTCCGACCGCTCCATCAGCTTCGAGCGCGAGGCTGAGTTCGCGATCCAGATCCTGCAGCAGAACGACTACGCGCTGGGCCTGGCCGCCAAGAACCGGCAGTCGGTCATCAACGCGGTGACCAACGTGGCGGCCATCGGCATATCGCTGAACCCAGCGAAGAAGCAGGCCTACCTCGTACCGCGCGACGGCAAGATCTGCCTTGACATCTCGTACATGGGCCTCATAGATCTGGCCACCGCGACGGGGTCGATCAAGTGGGCCAAGGCGGCGATCGTGCACGCCAACGACCGCTTCACGCTGAACGGCTACGACAAGCCGCCCGAGCACCAGTTCAACCCGTTCGGCGGCGACCGCGGCGATCCGGTGGGCGCCTACGTTGTGGTGAAGACGGCCGACGGCGACTACCTCACCGAAGCCATGAGCGTGGCCGAGATTAACGACATCCGAGATCGCTCGAGCGCCTGGAGGGCTTGGATTGAGAAGAAGAAGAAGTGCCCCTGGGTCACGGACTGGGGTGAGATGGCCAAGAAGACGGTCATCAAGCGCGCCCACAAGACGTGGCCAAAGACCGAGCGCCTGGACCACGCCATCTACCACCTCAACACCGACGGCGAGGAGGGCCTACACGAGCTTGCCAACAGGGCCGCGCCGGCCGCCAACGACAAGCCTGTGTTTGACCGTGCCGCGTGGATCGAGAGGGCGCAGAGGGCCGCCAATGCGGCGGAGCTGGAGACCGTGTGGAAGCGGGGCGCAGACGCCGCGCGCAAGGCCGCCGATCGCGAGGGCTACGACAAGTTCAAGACCGTCGTGACCAACGCCGGCGCGAAGCTGAAGGCCGTCGATGCCGAGGTGAAGAAAGGGGGTGACGCATGAAGCACGGCAGCGCCATCACCGACCTGCACGCAGCCATGGCTCATGCGGCGTACGAGGGCTTCAGCCCGATTGAGTACGAGGACCGCGACTGGGAGCAGTTCCGGAAGACAAAAGAGGATCTTCGCATCAAGAAGACGCGCCGCCCCACCGACTACGAGATTGAGGTGCACGCGATGTTCGCGCAGGCCTGGGGATCGACCGCGCTCGGGTTTGGCGGCATTGGCGGCCAGGCCATCACCGTCGCCTACACGACCGTTCTGCGGTCTGGCGCCGAGTTCTGTGTGTACTTTGCTGGCCGATTTGCCTACAGGGTGACAGCGCCGGGCGACCGCTTCTTTTATGACATCGCTGCGCGCCGCATCGCGGACGTCAGGGGTCACCAACAGTACGTTGAGAAGGAGACGGCATGAGCGACATCATCGAGCAGGGCAGCCCCGAGTGGCTGGAGCTGCGCCGAGGCCTGGCCACGGGCAGCCACTTCGCCGACGTAATGGCCAAGGGCCGCAACGGCGAAGAGTCCACAACGCGCCGCAACTATCGCATGCGCCTGGCCCTCGAGGTCGTCACCGGCAAGGTGATGGCCGATGGGTTCAAGGGCAACGCGCACACCGAGCGCGGCAAAGAGAAGGAGCCGTTCGCGCGCATGGCGTACGAGGCGATCACCGGCCACATGGTCGAGGAGGTGCCGTTCATCAAGCACAAGTTCCTCGAGTGCGGCGTGTCGCCTGATGGTCTCGTCGGAACCGATGGCATGGTCGAGTTCAAGTGCCCGATCCCGGCCATCCACTGGGACTACCTGCAGCTCAAGGGCGCGCCGCCGTCTGAGTACAAGTGGCAGATCTACGGCGAGCTGTGGATCGCGGGCCGCGAGTGGAACGACGTGGTGTCGTACTGCGAGGAAATGCCCGATCCGCTGCAGACCCACATCAACCGCGTCTACCGCGACGACAAGATCATCGCCGAGCTCGAGGCCGGCGTCAGCAAGTTCCTGGCGGAGGTGAGTGTCACCGCCAAGGAGATCCGTGACCTAGCAAGCAAGAGGGCAGCATGATCAACGAAGAGCATGTGCGGGCTCGCGCCAGCGACCCCGTCACCAGTCACATCGCAGCCGGCGCCGCTGACGGCCTGGCCCGGCGGCACGCAGAGAGAATCCTGGAGTGCTTGTCCATGGGGCCCCTCGGCAAAGACGGCATCGCCCACGTCACCGGACTGGACGGCGTGGCCGTGGCCAGGCGCCTGCCGGAGATGCAACGCGAGGGCTTGGTGGCCACAACCGGCAGAACCGTGCCGTCGCTCACCGGCAGGCCTGAGCGCGAATGGGCAAGCACTGCATGGCTGAAGCGCCAGCAGTGATTGACGCCGACGGCATCCTGGATCACCTGGCAAGCCTGGCCCAGATGCCCGCGTGGAAGACGTACGCATGGCACGCAGCCAAGCGCTACGAAGAGCTCGACCCCTATCGCTGCAAGGGGATGCAAGAGCGATTGAAGCAGCGCATGACGGAGAGGAAGCAGTAGCAATGAAGTTGGCAGTTGTCGGTCGGGTCACGGAGACCCGGCCAATCGAAGGCGCAGACCGAATCCATCAGGCGTTCGTGTCTTGTGGTGAAGAGGGCCTGTGGTCTGGGGTCGTTGGCAAGGACATCGACGCGGGGGACTCCGTCGTCGCGTTCCTGCAAGACGCCGTGCTCCAGCCCGGGCCGCGGTGGAGCTTCATGGAGAAGCACAAGTGGCGCGTGCGCATGGCCCGATTCAAGGGCGTGCCCAGCGAGTGCGTGATCGTGCCGGCCGGGGAGGACGAGCTGGCCATGCTGCCGGGCACCGACCTGACCGAAGTGCTTGGCGTCAAGAAGCACGAGAAGCCCATTCCGGCCGCGATTGCGGGCGACGTGCGGGGCAACTTCCCGAGCTTCATCCCCAAGACCGACGAGGAGAACTTCCAGCGCGTGCGCAACCTAGAAGAGATGATGACCGGCTGGGACTGGGTTGCCACCGTCAAGTACGACGGCACCAGCTGCACCGTGTGGAACGACGACGAAGGCATGCACGTCTGCAGCCGCAACCTCGAGCTCAAGGAGTTCGCCGAGAGCGGCAAGGGCAACGTGTACTGGCAGGCGGCGCGCAAGTACGGCCTGGAGCGCATTCCCCGGGGCTTCGCGCTGCAGTTCGAGGTGTGCGGGCCGGGCATCCAAGGCAACCCGCTGGGCTTGTCTGAGCTCGCGATCGCGGCCTTCACGTTGCACCACATCAGGGGGGATGGGCTCGGCCGCGCTCACTTCGGCACCCTGGTTCACATGTCCATGGAGTTCGACATACCGCTGGCCGAGATCGTCGCGACCGGCCACGGCTACGCGGACCCCGACACGCTGCGCATGCTGGCCGACGAGGCGCGCTACCCGAATGGGGAGCAGGCCGAGGGCGTGGTCGTGCGCAGCATCAGCAGCAACTGGTCGGTGAAGTCGATCAGCCTCAACTATCGGGATGCTTGAATCGGACGGCGCCCCTGCGCAGCGGGGGTGAAGGCCCGGGGTTCCGGGCGGCACCGTCAGGCGGATGTCGTAACCGCCACCACGAAAGGATTCACATTGAACGGGAAGCTCGCCAAGCGCTTGCGCCGACTGGCCAAGCAAGAGATGTCGGCCAACGCCGAGACCGTGGATCGCGAGCTCGTGGTCGCGCGCGTCCGCGGCCACGATCGCATCGTCAATGAGCCGATGTCCGTGAGGGCGTTCTACTCACAGCTGAAGGGCGCCTACAAGGACTACGCGAGCGGCGTCAGAAAACCACAGCCGCCACAGTCTGAATGAAGTTTTTTCTCGACAGCCAACATTTTGTTGGCATAATCAACCCATGGACATCAAGCAACAAACCGCGCACTACCGCTCCCGCATCAAAGAGATGCTGAAGCGCGTGCCGGAAGGCGTCATCAGCGGCGGTCATGGCAATACCGCCGCCTACAAGAAGGCGGTCGCACAGGCCACCAAGGTCGCAAACGCGGCCAACCCCTCGCTGGAGTCGCTGATCAACGCGCACAACCAGCTCTCATCGTTCTACTGAAGAAAGACCACTACGCAATGTCATCAGTCAACAAGGCCATTCTCATCGGCAACGCCGGGCGGGACACCGAGGTCCGCCACCTGGCCAGCGGCATGGCCGTCGCCAACGTCTCCATCGCCACCTCGAGTTACCGCAAGGACAAGCAGACCGGCGAGCGTCTCGAAGAGACGCAGTGGCACCGCGTCACCTTCTACGACAAGCTGGCCGAGATCGCTGGGGAGTACGTCAAGAAGGGCACCAAGATCTACGTCGAGGGCGCGATCAAGTACGGCACCTACACCGACAAGGACGGCGTCGAGCGCAACACCACCGACATCATCGCCAACCAGATGACGCTGCTCAGCAGCCGCGATCAGCAGGGTGGCGGCCAGGGCGGCGGATCGTCTCAGAGCGAGCAGCGCCAACAGGCCCCGCAACAGCGCGGCCAGCCCCCGCAGCAGCGTGGTCAGGGTGCCGCGCCGCGCCAGCAGCAGCAGCGCGGCGGCAGCAGCTTCGACGACATGGACGACGACGTGATCCCATTTTGATCATGCAGTGCGTCAAGTGCGGACATGACAAGCCGGCTGCCGACTTCTATGCGAACGATCGGACCTGCAAGACGTGTCGCTGCGCGATGGTGCGAGCCAACCGCGCAGCGAGGGCCGAGCAGTACCGGGCATACGAAGCTGAGCGCGCCTCGCAGCCTCACCGGAGGGCCCTCAATCGGTCCACGGCAAAGGCTTGGCGCGAAGAGCATCCAGAGTGGCGCTCAGCGCAGACCAAGGTCGGCAACGCCATCCGAGATGGAAGGCTGCAGCGCTGGCCGTGCGAGATCTGTGGCGCCAAAGCGCACGCACACCACCCGCACTACGACGCACCTCTTGTGGTCACTTGGCTTTGCCCAACTCACCACAAGGCTGCGCACCGCCTGCTGACGGACGCAGCCACCACATCAATCTCCCACCACCAACCGAAAGGAAACCTGTGAGCACAGTCATCTCTCCCACCCCCGGCCGCATCGTCTGGTATTACCCGGCGGCCAACGACAACCTGCCCCGCGTCGGCGCCCAGCCGCTCGCCGCCATCGTGGCTGGCGTGTGGGGCGACCGCTGCGTCAACCTGGCCGTCTTTGACGCCAACGGCGACGTGCAGCGGCGCCCCTCTGTGCACCTGGTGCAGCCCGACGAGGAGCGCCCGAGCGGCGCACACGCCACCTGGATGCCCTACCAGATCAGTGCCGCCGGCATCGCGCCGCAGGCGTCCGCGCCCGCCCCCGTCCCCGAGAGCGACCCCAATTCCGAGGGCAGCACCACCGACTGAAGCAATACGGCCGAAAGCGGATGCCCGCCTGAGTGAGCCGCCCAGTAGCGGAGCAACGGGACGCAGCGAGTAGGCCACCCCAACACACACCATGAAACTCATCAAAAACGCATTGGTCTACAAGGCAGAGCTGCCGAGTTCGACCGCACTGGAGGCGCATCTCAAGGAGAAGCCGTTCGTCGACCCGATGCCGTTCGAGGCGGGGTCCTCCGGCTTCGTCAGCCGCAACGGTGAGGGTCTCGTCGACACCTTCATCGGTGGCCTGGCATTCGCCGTGCGCATCGACACCAAGATCGTGCCCGCCAGCGCAGTGAAGGCCGAGTTCGACAAGCGCAGCAAGCAGCTGTGCGAGGAGACCGGCAGGAAGCGCCTCAGCAAGGCAGAGCGCGCCGACCTGAAGGACCTGATCACCATCGAGTTCCGCGCCAAGGCGCTGGTCAAGACGATGCTGGTGACGTGCTTCTACCGGCGCGACAGGCAGTACCTGATCATTCCGACGTCCAGCAAGACGACTGCAGCCGCCATCGTCGCGCTGCTGATCGCCGCCGTCGGCAGCGTCAAGACCGAGACCATTCACGTCAACGACGTGAAGCACGGCTTGACCACGCGCATGAAGGCTTGGCTCGACGACGATGCCGACGCCTTCGGCGAGTTCATGCCGCACGTCGACACGGAGCTGGCGATGGGCGGCCAAAAGCTGACCGTCAAGATGGAGCAGCTCACCGAGGCCAAGGCCGGGCTGCACAAGGCATTCGCCGATGGCTTCGGTGTCAAGTCGATGCGCCTGCTGGCCGGCAACGAGGTCAGCTTCAAGCTGACGTCGGACTTCGCGTTCAAGTCGATCGACTTCCCGACCAACCCAGACGCCGAGAAGAACGACGAAGACGTGTGGTTGCACGAGGCGGCGGTCCAGACGCTGAACCTGTCCTCGGTCATCGCCGAGCTGTGCGACATGCTGGGCTACAAGGAGCCGGAGCAAGAGAAGGAGGCCGCATGACCAAGCCCCGCCTGATTGGCCTCACGGGCTACGCCGGCACCGGCAAGGACACCGTGCGCGCAATCCTGGAGGGGCAGTACGACCTCGACGGCATTGCCTTCGCGGACCCGATCCGCGACATGCTGGGCCTGCTGCTGGCCACCGTCGGCGCCGACGAGGGGTGGATGACCGAGCGTCACCTCAAGGAGGTCGACATCCCCCAGCTCGGCGCCAGCTACCGCAAGCTCGCGCAGCTGCTTGGCACCGAGTGGGGGCGCGCCATCGACCCAGACTTCTGGGTGCGCATCGCCGCCGCCAAGGTCGAGCTCTGCAAGAGCTTCGACAGCGCCGGCGTGGTGATCAGCGACGTGCGCTTCCCCAACGAGGCGACCTGGATTCGGTCGCAGGGCGGCGTCCTGTGGCGCGTGATTCGCCCGGGCACGGCGCCGGTGCGATCGCACGCCAGCGAGGACCTAATCGCCAGCCTGCAGCACAACTACGTGATCGACAACCGCGGCACGATCGACGACCTTGACGTCGCCGTGAGAGCCGCCATGGCCCATCTCGGGGAGGCCTCGTGACCCTCGAGGCCCTTGGCGTGGTGTCGTTCGTGTTTGTCGCGTGCTTTACGGCGCGCGCCTACGCGAACAACGCGGGGCCCGGGCAGACTCCACGCGGCGCGATCATCGAGGCCTGGCTGAACATCGCGGTCGGCTTTGCGGTGAACTTCGCTGCCAACTTCCTGCTGCTGCCGCTGGTGGGCGCGAGCTTCACTGCGGCCGAAAACTTCGCTCTCGGCTGGATCTACACCGCGATCTCAATCGTTCGGCAGTACGTGATCCGCCGGTACTTCAACAACGCCATCCACAAGGCCGCCGCGCGAATTGCCGGCGGGTACTGACATGACTGAAAAGACCAACTTCCGACGCACCGCCGACTGGCTCGCCGCCTGCGGCAAAGAGCCCAGCAACAAGCAGCACCTGGCCACTCAGATCGGCGTGCACCTCGAGGAGTGCATGGAGCTCATCGACGAGCTGATCATCACCGGATCGGTCGCCGACAACGAGAACCTCTCTGCGGCAGCCACGACCATCAAGGGAGTGGCGCACCGCCTGAAGCAGGGCACGACCGGGGTCAACATCAAGAACCGCGCCAAAGCGCTGGACGCGCTGTGCGACTCCGAAGTGACCGGCAATGGCGTGGCATTCCTTGCCGGCTTCCATAAGGAGGAGGCCGACCTCCGCGTGCTGCGCAGCAACGACTCGAAGCTCAACGAGGACGGCACGCCGGTCATCCTGCCTGGCGGCAAGATCGGCAAGTCGGCGCGGTACGTCCCGCCGTTCCTCCTGGATCTCGTATGAGCTTCGGTACTGGCGCGCTGCCGGGCACGCCGAAGAACACGCTCCCGCTCAAGGAGTGCCCCAAGTGCGGCCAGCACAAGGAGCCCTCTGGCGGGGTCCAGATTGGTCCCGGCAAGTGGCGCTGCCATGAATGCTGGATCAGATTCACCCTAAGGAAGAAGTGACATGGGCATCAAGGAAAGCATCGAGGGACTGTCTGAGGACCTCCACGAGATCCTGTCATCGACGGCCGCCGCGCGCGGGCCCGAGATGGCCAACGCTGTTGCGATAACCTTCGAGGCGCGTCAACTGGTCGACCTTGTGCACAACTTGGCGCACATGGTCGAGAGCAGCAATCAGGAGTACGCGACACGGCTAGTGGGCATTGCGCAAGACTTGCTTTCGGCCATGCTCTTGAAGGCTCTGGCGCACCTTGGTCAAGAGAAGATTGAAGAGGCGCTGAAGATGAGCGAGCAACTGGACCAGCGGCGCGACCGCGTCATCGACAGCGTGCTGCAAATAATGGAGGGTGGCGGAAGATGACCACCAAGCTGCAGCGCGAGGCCGTCGCGGCGGTCAAGGCCTGGTGCAAGAAGAACAAGGTCAAGATCATCGGGTCGGTGCGCCACGTCCACCCGCGCAGCTACGTCATCGGGCGCCTGGCGCCCTCTTGTCTGGTCGTCTCGAAGTGCTGGGCGGACAGCGAGCCGCATATGCGCGAGCTGGACCGCAAGCGCCCGCTGACCGCAATCCACGAGTTCGACGCCTCGCTCAAGGAAGGCGATTGGTGCATCACGGCCTACGTCACCACGGCGGGCTCTGGCGGGCGCGTGGCCATTCGCATACCGGAGCCGAAGTGATCTACAGCGTCGCCCAGGTGGCCGAGATGCTCGGCTGCACCCAGGAGATTGTGGTTGAGCGCATCTACGCCGGCGAGCTGCCCGGCGCCAAGTTTGGCCGCGGGTGGGTGATCCCGGCTGACGCACTGCGGGTGCGCCTCAACGAGATCGCTCTCGAGCACGCAAAGGCTCGGCGCCAGGGGCCGTCGCCGATTAGGCGCAGGCCCGCACCCGCCCTTCCCGTCAGAGCCTTGCCGCGAGATCCTCGGCCCTGAAGCTGGCGTATCGGGCAGGCATCGGGCTCTTGACCGACCAGCCCATGATCTTGCGGATCTCGCCCTCCCGGAACAGCCAGTTGCCATCATCGGATCGCATCTCGAACCACCGGCATGTCGCCTCATGTCGCAGGTCATGTTCGGTCAGGTCAGCCAGGCCGGCATAGTCGAACAGCGTGCCGAACCGGCGCGAGAGCTTTGCGGTCACGCGGTCGAGCTCCTCGGGGTCGCCGTTCCAAAACGGGAAGACGGGCTGATCGGCCGGGATGTCCTGCACCCAGGCGGCCAGCAAGGGGCGCAGGTGGCGCACCAGGGGCACGTTTCGGAACTCAGGCACCCCTGCCCTGGATTTGCCCGATTGAACGCGCACAAAGGTCTCTGACACCTGCCTGCGGTGCAGGGTGTACGCCTCGCGCAGCCGGATGCCGGTGTTCAGGATCAGCAGGAACAGCAGCCTGAAGGCCGGATCAACCTGCAGGGACCGCTCCCGGTCCGGCCGCCGCTCGCCATCCAGCACGCGGGCCAGCACAGCCTCTTCGTTGGGCAGCAGGCGCCGGTCCCGCTCCACGTCCGACTTCACCACCGCGCTGGTTCCCTTGATGGCCTCGGCGTCTCGAGCGGTGTAGGTGGCGTACCCCTTGGGCAGCAGCCGCAGCGGGTTGGCCACCTGGATGTCGGGGTGCGAGCGCAGATACCAGTCCAGCGCCCTGGCCAGGCAGCCCACGCGCTTGCGGATGGTGCCGGGGGCCAGGTTGGTCTTGCGCTTGAGGTGGGTCACCCACGCCTCGGCCCACTTGTAGGTCAGCTCGTCCAGGCGCATGCCGCCCAGGTCGGCAAGGACGTGGTTCAGGACGTCGTCGTCGGACCCGGACAGATCGCCCTTAAAGCGCCAGGCGCGCACGATCTCGGCGACGGAGTCGAGCGGCTTGACCTTGGTGTCGATGAAGGCCGCGGGAACGATGCCGTCGGCCAGAAGGCTCTTGGCCTGGTCGCCGTAGCTGTGCGCCTCGGCCTCATCGTCGAAGGTGAGGTAGACATCCTTGGGCAGCAACTTGCTGCGGATGCGCAGCTCAAACTTGCCGGATTTGGTCTTGCGAACAAAGGCCATTGTCGACTCGGGCGGTCAGGGGGTGCACGCGGACAAACTCGCGTAGACCAGGAAGGTATCAGACCAACAGGGGGTTGACCACCCAAACCGGGTGGTCGCGAGTCGAAATCAGGAATGGTTGAGGCGAAAAAAGAGCCGCTCGCGGCGGCTCGGTTTTGCTAAGTGCTTGATTTATTTGGAGGCGCGAGCCGGAATCGAACCGACGTCCGCGGCTTTGCAGGCCGATGCCTGCCTTTGTTTTCAACAACTTGCACGGTCACCGCCGGTCGACACTAGCAAGTGCGCCAGAGCGCGTACAGCGCGCCTCCAATTACCACGGCCAGCGCCGGGTGCGATGCGGCCAGGGTGACGAGGCCGATTAGGATGGAGACTCCGCAGATGGATGGCCAGCAACGCATCGCCGATTCTACTGAACCGTTGCGTGCGCGCAACAAAAAAGACCGCCCCGAAGGGCGGTTGCGAATCGTCGTCAGTGGCCGCGAAGTGCCGACACTTCGCAACATCACATCACTGGGCACCCTCAGACTCGAGCTGCTTCTTGACCGCGTTGCGGATCTCCTTGGGCGCGGTGGCGGCGATGCGCTGGGCCTTGGTCTTGTTGGCCTCCTGCACGCGCTTGTTGATCTGCGCCTCGTCGATCCTGATCTTGCTCTCGGGGTTCTTGCGGTTCCAGTCGGCGAGCTCGTCCTTGGCCTCCTGGATGAGGTCGGGCTTGCGCTCGATGCGGCCGCGTGCCCACTTGTCCGCGATCTCGGTCTCGCGCAGCTTGTTCTGGCCCACCAGGTTCGCCTGGGTCATCGTGGCGCCCTGCACCTGCGCGACGGCCCGCGGCTGGAAGCCGATCGACTTGGCCAGTGCATCCCAGCCGTCGGTGTCGACGACCTTGCGGCCCTTCATGTCGCGGTAGTAGCCCATCTGGGCCATGTCAACCGCCTTGAGCGCGTTCTGCGCAGCCACGGGCGCCAGCACCTCGGCGGCCTTCTTGACCTCGCCTTGGGCCAGGCTGGCCAGCGCGGTGCCGGCGTTGGCGAACAGCGTGCCGGCCGGGCCCACGACCTCGAGGAAGTCGCGGCCGTAGTCGGTCTTCTTGGTGAGGGTTCCCGTGCCCGGGAACAGGTTGCCCAGGCCCATGCGACCCGAGAAGTCGATTGGCATGCCCGGCAGGCCGGACAACCCGCTCATGACGAACTCGGCGCCGGACTGGCCTAGGATCGATGCGAAGAATTCCTTCTTCGCCTGCTTGCTGTCGAAGCTGCGGCCGAGCACGCGCTGCATGAAGCCGTCGATCACATCGTCCAGGTCGTCGGCACCAGGCAGTCCACTCATGCCGGCGGTCAGGAACAGCACGCCGAGCGCCAGGCCGACGGCCTTCTTGCCCTCGGGCCCGTTGCCCCACATGCGGCGCAGGAACTCGACGTAGGCGATCGAATACTGCTTGAACGTAAACAGGGTGCCGCCGACCGCACCGCGTGCCCACTTCGGTTTGTTGCCCTTGTTGTAGACGCCCTGGGTCTCGGCGATCGCTTGCTCAGCGAACGCCATGGGGTCAGGCATACCCTGGTCGCGGGCCAGCTTGTAGGCGGCGATGAAGGTCACGCGGCGGTTGAACTGCTCGGCGGCCGAGAACAGCTTGCCCCAGACCAGGCCGAGCTTGGCCATGCTGTTGTTGACCTTGGCCGCGGCGTCGCCCGCCTTGGTGCCGTCGCCGCTTTGCAGCGAGCCCCGGCCCTGGGCCTGGGCCATCAGCTGGTGCACCTCCTGCGGGCTGACGATGCCGAGCTCTTCACCACGCTTGAGCGCGGCCTGGAGATCGTCGTCGTTGCGAATGCCGCGCGACACCAGCCTGACGGCGTCTGCCATGCGCTTGGACGCGCCAACGGTGCCATCGAACTGGGTCAGGTACGGCAGCGTCATCGTGAACGGCTGGGTCATGTTGACCAGGGCCGACGCGATCGAGCCGCCGATGAACTGCGTGAACAGCAGGCCGCGGAGGGCTTGCGCCTCCTCCTGCGGGTTCTGGATGTAATCCACCAGTCGGATGGCTGCGTCCTTCACATCGCCGTCAGTCACCGCGGCGGCCGAGCGGCTGATCTCGCCCGCGTGCAGGTTGGTGGAGATCTGCCGTGCGTTGCTGTACACGAAGCCCGCCAGCACGCGCCCGGCGTCCTCGCTGAAGCCGTCGATGCCCTTGCGCTGGATCAGGCGCTTCATGGCCGAGCGGTTGGTCTTGGCCATCTTGAGGTAGGCCTGGAACACCTCCGACTTTGCGTCGACGCCAGACTCCTCCAAGCCCAGGCTCTCGCCGAACAGCGCCAGCGTCTCGGGCGTCACGCCGCTGAAGAGCTTGTAGCTCTCCTGGCTCATGGTGCCCGTGGTGACAGTGGCGTCGGGGTACTGCTCGCGCATCTCGCGCGCCATCTTGTTGGCGTCGCGCTCGTTCTCGAACATCGAGAAGTAGAGCTGCTCGCCATCCTTGCTGACGGCGTAGACCGTGAACTGGCCGAAGCGAGACAGCGGGGCGTAGCCGCGGGCCATCAGGCCGATGGCCTGGCCGGCCTTCTCCTTGATCGCGCGCTTGCTGTCCTCGAGCACCTTGGCGCGCTGCGGCTGCTGCTCGATGAGCTGGTCCAGGTGCGCGACCATGGCATCGAGTGCACCGTCCAGGTTGGTGGCCTCCAGTGCACGCTGGCGCACGCCGGCACCGTCGGTGCCCAGGTAGCGCAGCATGTCGGAGACGGCCAAGTCGGTCAGGCTCTTGTTGGTCGCCCGGCGGAACTCGCGGTACAGCTTGACCTGGCGGTCGTTCAGGCCGAACAGCTCGCGCAGCTCGTCGTTGGTGAACACCACGCCGGCCGTCGACACGTCATCGGTCTCGATGACGTTGCCCTCGTCGTCGCGGGTGTACTTCAGCGTGCCGCCGAAGATCGGGTCGCGCAGGGCCTTGACGTCCTCGGCCGACAGCGGCGAGCGGGCGACGTCCTTGAGCGTCTCGAGCTTGGGCAGGATCGACGGCGCCAGGTCGGCCGCGCGCGTGGCGTAGGCCGAGACGTCGTTGATGAAGCGCTGCACGGCATCGAACACGCGCTTGAACTGCGGGTGCTTCTGCGCGATGTTGTACTGCGTGCCGACAGATCGATCCCACCAGTTCAGCTTCTTGCTCGTCTTGAGCAGGTCGCCGAGCTGGTAGTTGGTCGAGATCTTGAGCTCGCTCAGGTCGTCGAACCAGGGGCGGTCGGCGCTCTTCGTGATGTCCGGGCTGCTTGGGTCGAACGTGCCAGAGTTGCCGATGGCGGACTTGATTTGGGTGGGTCGAAACACGGCCCAGGTTCGCTTGCCCCCCGGGGCCCGCTCGGTCACTGGGGAGCCGCCAAAAACCGAGGCCCCGCCCTCGATCATGGAATAGCCGTCGTAGCCTTTGGAGATGGCGTACTCGATGAAACCCGGGTAAGCCTCGAAGGCCTCCCAGCGCTCGTTCATAAACGCCGTCTTTGCGAGGTCGAACTTGCGCCTGTCGCCTCCCGTGGCTTTGTTGTAGAAGGGCTCGAAGTCGGGCCAGCTTTCTGGCGTGACGGGGCTCTCGACGCGCAAATAGACCGGGTACGTTACAGGCGCCTCGCCAGTCTCTCTTTTCCCCCATACGCTGTAGAAGCCCGTGTACTCGATGTCTTCTGCAAAGAAGATCGCTCGGTGTCCCGCCGCCACGCGGTCAGAGATTGGCTCTCGCGGGTTCATCAGCGAGCGCACGACAGCTTCGGCGGGCCGGCCCCTCTTATCAAGAACCTCCATTCCGCTGGCGTAGTTGACAACAACCTTGTCGCCGGCTTCGAGCCACATGGCCAAGAGGTGCTCGTTGCCGCTCAGCTTCTCGGTGCCGCGCAACTCTTTCCATCCCGGGCGCTGCTTGCTTGGGGCGCTTTTCAGGCCCTCCCATAGCCTCGGCTTAAAGTCGAATCTCGTGATCGATGGGTTTTTGGACCCGTGGTACACCACCAGCGGATCACCGTTCTCGTCGACCACCTTGCTGTCACCGAACCAGGCCTTGAACTCGGGCGTGTCGGCCTGGGTGCGATCGGCGGACTTGGTGATGTCAGGGTTTGCCGGATCGAAGGCGCCACTGTTGCCGATGGCGGACTTGATCTGCTCAGGGCGGAAGGCGACATACTCCTGCGTTCCAAGTTCGTCTGTGTAGATTACGCCGTCGTGCCCCATCCCCTCCAGCTTGGCGCGAAGTTCAGCGGCGCTTGCGCTGCGCGGCAGGCCGGCGGCATCTCGGGCCAACACGCCGCGATCAGGCATACGCTTGACACGCTCCCCAACCCTGCGGCCAAACAGCACAAGAGGATTTTGCAGCGAAAGGTAGACGGGGTAGACAGAACCGCCGCTGGGCTTTCGGCTTGGGTCGCTGAAGGGTTGATACCCGGCGTATGAGCTGGCGTCCGTTGAGTCGCCGAAGTAGAAGCCTCGGCCCATGAACCCATCGTCGGTGCGACTCCCGATCTTGTCTTCCGAGAACCGCTCAATCGAATCGTTTGCATGAGTCCCGTGATACACAACCAGCGGCCGGCCCTCGGCATCAACCACCTTGCTGTCGCCGAACCAGCGCTTGAACTCCGGGCTGTCGATGTCACGCTTCTCGCTGGCCCGGATGTCGCCGCGGTACGGCGTCATGGCGTCCTCGCGTGAAACCGGAAATGGAATTGAAAAAGAGGGATTCTCAGCCGTGGCTTGGGCTCGCAGTTCGGTCGGCCAGTCCTTGACGTAGTCGAATCGACTGGGGTCGGCCTGCTCGCTCCAGCGCAGCCCGGCCACGCGCAGGATGACGGGCATCTTTTCGTAACCCGCAGCCTTGAGGGCGCGGGCGCGGTGGCGGCCTTCGTGGCCGTCTGCGCGGTAATCCGAATCGACGTTTAGGTAAGGCAGCGAACTGAATCGGGCGCCGTTGTCCAGCAGCTTTTTGACGTCACGCCCCTTGGCCTCTTCTTCGCCTTTCTCGGCTAACGCCAAGAAGTCGCCGATCGGCATGTCAATCAGCTTTTCGCGGCTCTTGTAATCCGGGACGCGGTTGTTCTCAATTTGCTTTGGATCAAACCGCTCGGCGCTGCTGGTGTCGCGCTTCTCGCTGGCCTGGACACGATCGGCGGACTTGGTGATGTCGGCCTCCGGCCGCCACACCAGATCTTTGCCACCCTTGCGGATTGGCGTGAACCCGTTCTTCTTGTAGAACTTGGTCAGGGCCGCCTGGCTGACGCGGCCCTTGTCCCAGGGGTACAGCGTCAGCGGCATGTTGTCCTCGGCCGCCAGGCGCTGCAGCTCCTGCATGCCCTTGGTGCCGTTGCCGCTGCGCAGCGGATACGCCTGGAACCACTTGACCTCAGCGGCGCCCGGCACGGTCACGCTGTCGTCCAGCTCGAAGATGACCATGTCGTCTTCGCCGAACATCATTACGCGCTGGCGCCCGTTCATTGGGTTGCGAGGGAACATCTCGTTCACCTTGGCCACCCATGCCTTGGCCCTGTCCCTGGATGGCTTGTCGGCAGAGAAGTCAACGGTGATCTCGCCGCCGTCGCGATCCTCTGACTTGCGCACCGCGAAGCCCATTGCCTTGAGGTCGAGCGGCTTCTCGCGCGGCAGGTCGGCGACGCCGGCCTTGTCGTTGATGCGCTTGACATCCGCATCAGACAGCACGCGGTTGACCCTCATCTCGCCGCCGATCAACCAGGCGCCCGTCATCTTCGGGTTGGTCTTGTAGCGGTAGAAGCCGCCCTCCGGAACCCGGTCGGTGATGTGCGCCTTGACAGGCACCACCTTGCCCTGGGCGTTGGTGCCGCGCTTGTTGGCCTCCTCCTGCCAGTCGACATCGGCGGCGAACTCCACCTCAGCCCAGACTTGCTCAGGGTTGCGCACTGTGGGCTTGTTGTCGCCCGGCTTCGGCTTCATGCCGATGTGCGTTGCAACAGGCATGTCACCGGCGTGCCAGCCCGGGCGGTAGGCCAGCGGGCCCAGCTTGGACTTGACCTTGCCGCCGGCGGCCGCGGGCCCATCTTCGGCGCGCAGCCATTGCCCCATCGGCACCGACTTGTCGGCGTTGACGAACAGCGGGAACAGCTTGCCAGGCTCGCGCGGCGAGGTGCGGAAGAGCTTGTAGGCCTTGACCGTCCTCTCTGGCTCATAGTCGCGGTCGACGCTGAAGCGGATATCGCCTTCGTACTGGCGGAAGTTGGCCTCCATCTCGCCCATGCCGAACCGAGCCGCCTCTTCGGCGGTCACTGGGCGCTGACCGAACGCGCCGATATTGCCGATCGCCGACTTGATCTGGTTGGGCCGGAAGGCGATGAAGTAGTTGTCGGTCTGGCGCTTGCGGGCATCCTCGCGGGCGATGCCTTCGAGGATCTTCTTCTTCTCGGCGTCGCTCATCCAGCTGTTTGCTCGGACCCGAGAGATCCGCTCGACATTGCGGTACTTGCCGCGAATGATGATGCCGTCATAGCCCTCGCTCTTGGCGCGCGCGATCAGCGCCCCGGGGAGCTCGCCGCGGCTCTCGAGGTAGCTTCCGGCGCCGTAGCCTTCATCGGCATCGATGATCAGCGGGTTCTTCAGCGCCAGGTACGCCGGCATCACGTTTTGGCCGCCGTTGTACAGGGCCGTGCTGTCGTACGCTTCGCCGTCATCGAAGTCGTAGTCGGTGTCGACCTCGCGGCCGCCGCCAAAGCCCTTGTAGCGGTACTTCTCGGCGTAGATCGGCAGGCCTGTGGCGTCGTCGGCCGCAGACTCTGCGGTCTCCAGGCGGCCGGTGAAGAAGAAGGCTTGCTCGTCCTTGAGGCCGTAGGTCTGACCGGCGCGACCCATGTCGAAGATCGCAACGTCGGCCGCTGTGCCGTGGTACACGACGCGCGGCTGGCCGAGGCCGTTCACAACTTTGGAGCCCTCGAACCACTTCTTGAACTCGGGCGTCTGCGTCTGGGCGCGATCCGGGCTGAACAGCGGCACGCCGCCGGCCACCTTCTCGCGCATGGCGTCGGTGACGTCGAAGCCGGGTTGCGCCCCGCTCATCTTGGCGAGCGCCTCTTCGGCCTCGACGCGAAGGTCGTAAAGACCGCCGACCTGCTCACCGTTCTCGACGATCGCATAGTAGCTGCCGGGGCGCTCTTCGATGGAGTAATCGCCGCCGAGAGCAACAGCCCTCATCTGCCCACCACCCACCTTCGGCAGCAGCTTCTTCAGCGTTGTGGGCACGATGGTGTCGTAGAAGGTCTTCATGCCTTCGCCGCCGACCTTGAGGTCAAGGCCAGAGAACCTAGCCTTCATTCCAGGCGAAGGAAGCGACTCAACGATCTTCTGCGCCATTTCCTTGCCGACGTGCTCTTCAAGCTGATCGGCGGTCAGGCCGTCTCGGTTGAAGTCGCGGCCGTCTTTCGTGGAAATGTCGAGGTTGTAGAACGTCTCCCCGGTGCGAGCGGCATCGCTCATCGCGTCGATGCGCTCAACCTGCTTGCTCAGGTCATACCGATCCGCAGACTGCTCGCCGTTGACGAACGCCACCTTGTCATAGCCACCTTCTGCGGCCATGACCATCACGCGCTTGAGGGCGAGGTTGAGCCAGCCTTCGGTCTTGGTGACGAAGGGGGCGCGAGGCACACCAGAAGCATTGAGGCCAACGAATCCTTCGTCCTGACCCTCCATGCCCTGCATGTAGGTCGGGTCGCCCTTGAACCCCTTCTTCTTCCCCTCCTGACCCCAGTCACTCTGCAGCTCCTCGACAAACAGCACGCGCTTGCCATCGGCATCGGTGCGGTCGTTTACACGAATGTGGGCGAGGACGTTGGGTTGGTCCCAGCGGGGGGAGCGGTACAGCTTGCCTTCATTTTCACGACGCCGCATCAAGACGGCCGCGTCGTCTGCGCTGCGGCGATCCCGGTATGCTTCCGCCTCTTCAATTGTGGGGACCGTCTTGACAGGGCCGTACTTGTCAGACAGCACATACGCCCCATCATCTCGGCGCTCAATCTTGAGCGGCTTAGGATCGTTGGGCTCAGCCTTGATGGGCAACGTCAGCAACACCTCGCGGTAGTTCTCGCCACCGGGTAGGGTGTACTGGCTGTACTTAGTTGGCAGGTCTGCCTGCATTTTCTCAAGGGCCAGCTCAGCGTCCGATCGAGAAGAGAACGTGCCCCCAACAGGGTCCGCAGAATCTCCGTCGTCGACGCGATAAATGCCCCACTCCTTGTCGCCGTATCGACCAACAACAAAGCCTTCGGTGCCGCCGTCAAGGCCAGTCTCTCCCAGCACCACCTCCTCAACCCGCACCCCGCCCTGCTCGAGGTACTGCGCGACCTGCTCTTTGGTGATCTTGGGGGTGACGGTCTTTCCGAGGTCAAGGTTGTCGAAGCTCTCGACGCTGATACGGCTCTTGACGCCCTCCTTCTTTGCCCACTCCTCTGACGCCCGGCGCAACTCGTCTGTGATCGCCGACTCGGCCTCGTCCTTGGTGCGGAAATAGGCGCCGAGATCATCGACCTGCTGCCAGGTGCCATCCTCGTTCTGGTGCTCATCGATCAGGCCGTATCCGCTTTCATAGACGGGCTTGGGTTGGCCCTCAAGATCGATCCAGTCGTTGATGCCTGACCACTCGACCTCGTCGGCCTTCACGGCGCCCTTGTTGATCAGGCCCTTGATCGCAGTCTTCCAGGCGCCGGCTGGGGCGGACTTGATCGGAGCGTCTTGGAGGCCGCGCGCCAGAGCGCTGTAGAAGCCGAGCGGGGTGCGATCGGCGCTGCGGCGGATGTCGGGGTTCCACGAGAACCCGCCGTCGTTGTTGGTTGCGCTCTTGACCTGGGTCGGGTTCCAGACAACGACCTCCGACATCTTGTTGCCGATGTACTCGACCAGGCCGTCGTAGCCCTTATTCAGCGCCAGGCTCTTGACCTCGGAGCCGACGTAGCCGTACTTCTCGTAGGCGGACTCGACCTTCCTTGCCGCCTTGTCGCGGTCCATGCCGAGGGCCACCAAAGCCTCGACCATGGGGTCCTGGCCGCGCGAGAGGCGGATCTCCAGCGGGCGCTCCATGCGGACGTAGAGGCTGCTCACGGCACCGCTGTTGTCCTCGGCATACCCGCGCGCGCGATCTTTGTCGGGCGTCATGTAGAAGCCGACGCCCAGTGAGCCGCGGCCGCTGACCTTCGGCACTGCCTTACCATCGGGCGCCTGCGCGAAATCGAAGCCGCCGTGGTACAGCACCAGCGGCTCGCCGCCGGGCTTGCCGTTCTCGGTCATCACCGAGTCGGCGAACCAGCGCTTGAACTCGGGGGTATCGGTTTGGCGGTCGGCGGACTTGGTGATGTCCGGATTGTCAGCCGCAAAGTCGCCATTGTTTCCGATGGCGGACTTGATCTGCTCCGGGCGGAATGCCACCCACGAATAAACCTCCCGGCGCCCACTTGGCTCGGACAACCGCATGCCGTCGTAGCCTGCACGCTTCAGCGCATCCGACAGCTCAGTGTCGCCGTCGAAGAAGTTCCAAATTTCCTGTGGGTCGCTTTCGTACAGCTCGACAAGACGCGAGTAGCCTTGTCCTTCCAGCGCGTCATACACGCTGCCTGGCACACCGCGCCGAAGATCCGCCGGCTTACTGATCGAGAGGTAGGCGGGCATGACATTAGCGCCGCCACCCTCCGCAAAGCTGCTGGCGAACGCCTTGTCGCTGGTGAAGTAGAACCCCGCCCGCCCCTCAATGTCGTCGCGGAACGTGTCGAAGTCGCCCTGCGTCCCGTGGTACACCACCAGCGGCCGGCCATTGCCGTCGACCACCTTGCTGTCGCCGAACCACTTCTTGAACTCGGGCGTGTCGATCTGGCGATCGGCGCTCTTGCGAATGCCGCCCTCGCGCTCGGCCGGGGCCGTCACCGTGAAGATGTCCGGGTGCTGCTCCTTGAGCAGGCGCATGAACTCGCGGCGCTCGTCCTCGAGCTCGGCCATCGTGTCGGCTGTGGCCATGACCTGCGCGCGCTCAACGGGCACGCCGTCGGCGCGGTACTGGTCCAGGCGCTCCAGAAGGGCATCGCGATCGAGGTCGCCCATGTCCTTCACAACGCTCATGCAACCAGAAATTTTCAGTGTGCTCATAGAACATCTCCGCGAATCACGGCCATCATAATGATGGTCAAAACCTCTTCGTCCTGTCGGTGCACCTGGGCGACGACGTCGCTCTCATCCAGGCCGAACAGGCTTCGCCGAACCTCTCGGTACGAGTCAACCCCGGCGGACGCTCCGCCGCCGGTGGACGGGACGACCACAAACAGGTCGACAGCGGCAAAGCCCTGGACCGCCGCAACCCGGGGCGAATACCCAATGCCCTGGACGGCGATGGCGCGAGGGGACAGCATCAGGCCAGCCTCTCAACGACAGTGGCGCCGCCCTGGCTTGCGATGGACTGGGCGATGCCCCCCGCCGACCTGGCGGACTCGCTGTTCATCAGGGGCGCGCCAGGCTCAAGCCCGGTGATCTGGTGGACCTCCCTGCAGCTCATCTCAGACGCCGCAGCAAGGGTGCCAGTGGTGCCGCCGCTCATAGGGTATGACCAGACTCTTGCGGGCGTGGTCATCTTCAGTGCCTTGTGACGGTGACGGAACCCGCGAGCTCGCTGATGCCCTGCACGATCGAGGCAACGGAGCGCTCGGTGGCGGACACGATGAGCGGCGAGCCGAGCTCGAGGCCGTGAATCTGGTGCAGCTCACGCAGCATCGCGTGCAGCTCCACAAGCGTCTGGCCGGCCGTCAGGCCATTGCTGAGCGTGTAGCCCCAGATGGCCGACGGCGGCGCCCCATACGAGACCTCGCCGGCCACAGAGGCGGTGTCGGACCCGGATTCGGTCGCTGAGACCGAGGCCCTGACCAAGACGCTGCCCGCCGCGGCCGAGGCGTCGGCGCCGGCTTCGCTGACCGCGAGTGCGCCACGGACCCTGACGATGCCATAGGCGGATACCGCATCCGCGCCATCTTCGAGCGCGTCCAGAGTGCCGGTGATCTCGTTGCTGACGGAGCCCGAGGCGGCGAGGACATCTGCGCCAGCCTCTTGGGCGGCAAGCCCGCCCTTGACCTTGACGGCGCCTGCGCCCGCAAGACCGTCTGCGCCAATCTCGGTGACCGCCAGCGCGCCCTTGACAATGACCCTGCCGACGGAGCTTGCGGTGTCCGCTCCCGCCTCGCTCGCCGCGAGCGCCCCCTTGACGGCCACCTTGCCAGATGCGGCGGCAGTGTCCGTACCCACCTCCGCGGCAGCCACGGCGCCCTCGACAAGGGCTTTGCCACTTGAGGCAATGGCGTCGGACCCGCCCTCCGCGGCCGCAAGCGCGCCCCCAACCCTGACGCGGCCAGCAAAGGCTGCGGCATCCGCACCGCTTTCCGCGGCGGACAGCGCCCCCCTGATGATGGCCCTGCCGGCGGAGGCAAAGGCGTCGGCGCCGCTTTCAGTGGCGGCCAGGGTGCCGGCGACGGGGCCAGGTGCTCCGCCGCTGGCGGCAAAGGTGTCGCCGCCTGCCTCCGCAGCAGACAGCGCACCGCTGACGCGGACGACACCTTCTGCGCTGAGAGTGTCGGCGCCGGACTCGACGGCCGACAGGTTGCCGGTAATGGCCGGCGGCCCTGCCCCGCCGGATTGGAGCAGGGTGAGAAACATGCGTTACACCACCAGGGTCTTCAGGCGGTCGAGCGTGGCGGTCGTTTTAGCGACTTCGGCGTCAAGCCGCGTGATCTGCTCCAGATCGCCCACTGCCGCAGCCGATGCGCGAGCGCTGTTCAGCGCGGCAAGCCGCGCCTCCATCAGGCGGATCAGGTCTTCGATGCTCATACCAGCACCACCAGTTCTTGCGAGATTGTGGAGAGGTGCGACTGCATCAGCACGACATCGTATGTGTCGGTGCCGTCCAGCGCCGCGTAGGCTGCGATGCGCTTGCCGAGTGCCGCCGTGCCGGACTGGATGAAGTCGGTGTTGGTGTACGGGCTGAGCACTCGGTTCTGCACGTCGAAGCGGAAGAACTGGTTGGCGGCGCTGGCGACGTAGGCGTTGATGTAGAACATGCGCCCCTCGTTCTCGAACGGCGCGTACCCGCCGCAAGAGCCCACGCCGATGGTCACCGTGTTGCCATCGTAAGCAATTGCCCCGGCCCAAGTGCCCGTGATGCTTGCGGCGATGTCCAGAACGTCCAGCGTGACTGCGCCACCCCGGAGGAAGTAGCAGAAGCTGTGCCGGGCGTTGCGGGCTGCGTCTGGCCGGATGCCCCAAGACGGCATCCACATACCGCCCGCTGCTTGAGCCGCTGGGGCGGCCCCGAAGTAGGTAGTCGACCACGCCCCGGCCGCAATGCTGTTGGTGCCGTTGTTGACGGTAGCATCGCCGTAGTTGTAGGTGTAAACCGTGGTGGTGGCCGTGGAGCGCATCAGCAGCAGGTTGGGCAGCTCGATCACGAACTTCGCGCTGGCTGAGGGCTGCGTGGCCCAGGCGGTGCCCAGCGTGTAGACGGCGCTGGGGCCTGCGGTGTGGCTGGCGATGATGCGCCGCTGACCCACCGCTGCGGGCGTGGTCGTGTCCTCAACAATCCGTATCTGGAAGTTGCGGTATTCGTTTGCCACCACCACCGCATCACCCAGCGTGGCCTGTCCTGTCAGGGTGGATGCGCCCGCTGCTGTGGCCGTCAGGGCATAGCGACTGACCACGCCCGTGTCGTAGTTGTATGCGCCCTTGATCATGCCGTCGCCGGGGCTGCAATCGTAGGGCGTGTACTGCTCGTCCAGCACCATGATGTCGGAGTCGGTGCCGATGGTGGCGGGCAGGTTGGTGGTTGACAGGCCCGTTGACAGCGTGTTGGACGCAACCTCAAACGAGCGCCAGATGTTGGCGGCGACGGCGCCAGCGCCCAGATTGAACAAACGGCCGGCGATGATCTCGTACCGGGCGCCGTTGCTGGGTGTGAAGCCAAAAGAACTCAGCACCTGTATCGTTGGCGTGGTGCCTGCGGTGTTGCCGGTGATGTAACGCTCGGCGGTCTTGCCGGCCACGGTGTCGATGATTCGCAGCTTGAAGCCGTAATCACCAGAGCCACCACGGTTGGCCAGCATGTTGGTGCCGACCGCAGTGGGAAACGCGGTGGAGATCACGACCGAGGTGGTGGTCGCGCCTGCGGCAATGGTGCCCACCAGCCCGAGGGACGGAACAAAAGCCGAGGCCGCGCCAGCTCCGAAGGTGCCCGCCAGGGCCATTGATGCCATCGGCTGCCACGCCTTGGTGACGATGTTGAACCTGTTCACCACCGTGTTGCTGATCGTCTGGTAGACAAACGGGTTGCGAGACACATCGGAGCGCAGGTCTGAAGCCATTGAAGCCGCAGCCGCATGGGCGTTGGGCGCCGGGTTGACCTGCCGCCAGACGAGTTGGTCGATGACTTTCTTGAAGGTGTTTGCCATTTTGTTCTCTCAGGTGATGCGGGCTCGGACACATTGCGCCCAGGCGGAGCGGTTTTGATCGAACACAGTCATCTGCGCGGAGTAGCCGCCGACTGCTGCAATGTTTGCCAGCGTCGTGACTGTCGTGACTGTGGTGACTGCGGTGACCGTGCCGCTTTCAACCACCACTGTGCCGCGCTGCCGCCCAAGCGACTTGTCATAGCCCAGAGGTGCCATGAGCATTTGCAGGATGCGCAGCAGCAGGCCGCCGGTGTGACGGTCGGCCACGGGCAGGGGCGCGTCTTCGGTGACGGGCGTCGGCACGCCTTCTTGCAAGTGCTCGATCAGCGCCTTCTGGTGGTGGGCGCCGCCAGCATCCAGGTCAGTGGCGACGTTTGCGCCTGCGCCGGGGGTGTAGCTAAGTTGTGATGCGGCCATGCTCTACCTCAAGCCGCGTGCGTGATCGCCGCGCTGTCGATGGTCACCGTCTGACCGGCGGTGATGGACAGCGAGTCGAGGATGATGTCGGCAGCACTCAACCCAACCGTCAGGCCGGTAATGCGATCGTTGTTGTTGCTGTCGCGGATACGGGCGGCAGCAGGCGTGCCCGAGGCGTTCGCCGAGGTGTCAGACTTCGGGAATCCGCTGAGGGTCAGCACGGCGCCGGAGACCGTTCCGCACGGGTCGTCGAGGGTGATCTCAGCCAGCACGGTGGCCATGCCGGCCGTGCCGATCTGCAGCACGCCGGGGCCGCTGCCGGAGTCGACCTGGTCGCGAACCGCGGTCATGCGAGCTGCTTTGGTGGGGGTGTCGTAAATGACTGCCATGATGTTTTCCTTTCAAACAAAATGTTGGTGGCTGAAGAAAACTAGAGTCGAGGTGCGGCGTCTACGGACTCGATGAAGCCGCGGACGTCTCGCTTGATGGTGAACGTCCATGACTTCGGCGAGGCCGTGGGCGCCGAAACCCGCAGCTCGCGCAATCGTTCGGTGATGGCCTGAACCACCTTCTCGTTGCCGGACTCGATGGCCTGGGCCACCGGGTCCATGTCAAGGTGGATCTGGATCGTCTCTTGGGTCGCCACGACGGGCGGCGGATCCGCGGGCG